TTACATTAACGAGAGAGCCTTTTCCACCTCCAGGAATTTTAATAACAAAAGAGCACGAGAAAGTAGAAAACTATAGTAGCAACGAAATAATTTTGTTAGACTATGTTCATCATTCAAAAATAAACGCTGAGGTATCGGTATGACAGATGTACTACCAATTTTATTGAAAGATATTGAAAAAATAGCAAATAGTATTTTTTCTGTAGCCGATGTCAATAAAGTAAAAGATATTGCCAAAAATACAATATTGGATTATTACATTTATGTTTTTACAAAAAGTAGAGGAGTACAATATATAGAAGATTATTGTAGACACGTAGAAGATTTTGCAAATAGATTCGGAATGGAAAAAGAAACATATTTGGATATTAATGTAAATGAAATTGGGAATATATTTTCCGAAATTAATGAATATGCATTGGTAAAAACAGAGCTGGGATATGTTTTTAATTTTAGCAAAGTAGAAAGAAAGATAAAAGGATCTTATTATACGCCGAGAATGCTCGTCGATTTGTTAATAGAAAGTGCATTGATTCCGACTGTCAATGATTTATACGAAATGGGAGGTATTCGAGCGGTTTTAGAAATGTCGATTTTAGATCCTGCAGTAGGCTCAGGTGCATTTATAATACCTGCTGCAAAATATGTATCTACATTTATTTATAATCATGATGAAAAAAAAGAATTTAAGTCGTACCAGGATGTCTACAGATTTGTTTTAAGGCATTGTATGTACTCGGTAGACCTCGATGAATATGCACTAAAAGCGTTAAAGTTAATCATGTGGAGCGAATACAACGATCCAACATTGCCTCTTACTATTTTTGACAAACAGATCAAGCATGGCAATGCTTTAATCGGGATTCTGGATCCCGCTGAGCTACAGAAACTGATTAAAAATGGAATTCCCGATAACGCCTACGACTGCTTGACCGGAGATGATCCAGCGTTTTGCAAAGAACTCAAGCGAATTAATAGAGAACAAAGAGAAAGACTAAAAAATCCCAATCAACAATTATTTTAAAACAAATCACCTTGCAATGCGCTCAGCGAGGAATATGACAATGAGATTCTGCATGAACTATCCTGCGAAGAAGCTTATGAAGTGTTTTTGTGAGTTCAAGAAAATTAACAGTCTTTCAGAGTTACCACTGGGTACAAAATAGATAAGTTAGAAGAACACATGTTAAATAATTATTTAGAGAATAACCCTTCAGAGTTTTTGACACTTAGAATGGTCATTGAATTTATTAATGGGAGTTTAAAATGATCTACGCAATAGAGGGGACCAATGGCGCTGGCAAATCAACTTATATTAAAAACTTTGTCGGGCTGCACGGAATAAGTATTATTAAAGAGCCTACTTATTTAAAAGATTGGACAGATGCTTTTAGGGATGGCGATGTTAAAAAGATATTGAATTTGCATTACAGTTACTTTAAGTTAGCAGAAACTATATCTTCTCATAACCAAACAGTTATATTTGACCGGTTCTTTCTTTCAACCTATGTGTATAATACAAATAAAGATACTGAAATTATCTTCTTCCGAGAGTTAGAAAAATATCAAGACATGATGATGGGAGTAAAAAACATTCTCATTATTGAAAACCCCAGGGTTGCAAGGGCAAGGTTGGTAAAGAAAAATAGAATACTAGCTCCAGAACTCACTGAAATATCTAGACAGAGTAGAAAATATACGGATCTCTCCAAAAAAGGATTTTTTTCTATAGAGTTATCAGAATTAAAAGAAGTAGTAGAGTCTCCAATGGATGCACTTCAAAGTTTTTAATTGCGAGGATATTCCAAATGATCGATCAAAATAGATACCATCAGGGTTTTTTTTATACTATCGTAGAGTTTGAGAAAATTTTAGACAAACATTACGACAAGAACGAAACCGGAGCTTGGTTAAAACAACGGACAGAACAATGTGACGCTCTTGAAAAAAAAATCATGGAATTCAGAAAAATTTTAGATAGTTTGGTTAGCGTAAAATTAAGTTGGGGTGAAAAAATAGCTCTGGTAAGCTTAATGTTTAGTATCGGAGCGGATGAATTAAAAAATTCTACACTCCTGAAAGAATTAAACGAAGGGAGAAAAACTAAAGCACAAATTTCATCTCAATTTTTACAATGGAATAAAGTAACAAAAAATGGGAGAAAAACAATCAATTCCTCGTTATGTAAACAAAGAAATATAGAAAGGAAAATATTCCTTGATGAATTTGCTGGGTGATAAAAATGAAAAATCGGATAATAGAGTTAATCAAACAACCCTCCACATGGACTGGTATCGCGTTGATCCTTGGTGCGTTGGGAATTAATCTTAATCAAGATCAAATAAGTTCGCTAACTGCGTTCGGCAACGCGCTGGCTGGTTTAATCTTGATCATCAGCGCAAAGTGGTGACCACAACAAGAGTGTTTAAATATGAAAATAGCGATCGTAGCTGCTGTGGCAGCTAATAATGCAATTGGATTAGACGGAAGGCTTCCCTGGAGCATCCGTGAAGACATGATTCATTTTAAAAAAATAACTAAAGGGGGGGTTTTGATTTGCGGAAGATACACGGCTGAAAGCTTTCAAAAACAAATTACGTCAAACAATAGAACAATATATGTTGTATCAAGAAAAGCAGGAACAACAATTCAAACAGGAATAAATCTCGCCAAAGAATTAAACAAAGATGTATTCCTATGTGGAGGGATCGATGTATACAAAGAGGGGTTAAATATAGCAGAAGAGATCTTTCTAACAACCGTAGATTTCAATTTCTTTGCAGATAGATACTTTCCAGAAATAAATTGGGGGCAATGGGAGCTATTGAGCGAAGAGAAAAAAGAAGCGGAGGGAGGTTGGATGTTAAATTTTAAACATTATAAAAGAGTATAAAAAAAGGGCCTCCAAGGCCCTTTTTTTTACGATAGATTCTTTAATTTAAATAAAGTTCGTAAATAAGTGTCTTCAAGATCTTGTAAAAGATTATCCAGTGCCGAAATTTTCTTTACCAGTTTATTCCTATTTTCACTAATCCATACCAAATCCTCTTCTAATCTATCCGAGATTTTTTTTATCTTTGGTGCACTCTGTATTTCAGAAACTTCAAATTGTTCAAATGTAGCTATCGAAGCTTCTACAAACGCGTCCAGTTTTTCAATTACGTCATCGTAAAACACTCCGAGTGTTTCATGTGTATATCCGCTTTTCACTCTCCAGTGTTCTAAGTGCGCGTAATTACGCGTAACAAAAACTCGGACGACAAGTTCTTGAATCATAGACCATAACCCGGGGTTATATAAATACTAGCAGTGCTACTAGCAGTTCCTGCGCTAAAATACCCATCATTAATAAACCTTAGAATCTCAACAGCTCCTGGGAGGAGCGGAACCCCTTTCCCCGTACTACTTACAACTGCAGCATTCGTTTGAGCTTCAGCTGCAGTTCCTCCGCATCCTAGGAAAACAGTTACTAATCCAGCATTAACGATACGATATTGACCGTACCCTTGCTCACTACTATAGACTCCAACTTGACTCCCAGCCGGAGGACTTGTTGCTGCTGTTATCAAGACAGTAAGTCCCGCTGGATGGAACGGAATCTGAGATGTACTCGCCATGTTTTTTTCTCAATTTGAAATTAAGATGCGTTTTGACTTTCTAGGAGAGTACATATACTCTCCAACCTGTGTAAAAAAATCTATCCCAATGTTGTTTCCATTATTTACGTTCCCGTCCGTGACATACGCATTAAATAAAGCTCCACCAACCGCAGCTATGTCTTTTATCGAACAGTAACTAAACGATACTGTCCCAGTAGGAACGTTTAACGTCGCTCTCGTACCCGCAGTCGAACTTTGAATGCTTATCTGATTTCCACTTGTACCAGATATCGAAATAGAACCAACAGTTGTAGTAGAAGTTGGAATTTGTACAGTGGACGGTTGAGTAGTATTACTTAACGTATTAAAAGTGTTAGAGCCAGTAACAGTAAGCGTACCTATCCCAGCTTGATTTAAATTAATTGGATAAGTGTAACTAGCTCCAGCAAACACTTTTGAAGAAGAAGAGCTCATATCGACTATTCCAGTCCCTTCTAATACTAAACCAGTCCCTCCAACCAACCAAGTTGTTCCAGCTCCGGCTACATTAATTGTTCCGTTTGTTCCCCAATCTACAGTTCTAGCATTATTATTATTTGACGCAAAGGTGCTAGTAGTTAAAGAAAAACCAGCTAAATGAAGCTTACCTATGGTTACATACGTGTATGATGTTGTAGCGTTTAGATCATCAGTAAGAGTCCATTCACCACCTCCCAGAAATTGAATTTCTGTGCTAGCCAGGCTGACTGTGTTCGTAGTAATAGTATTAGTAGTGAGCGCTGAATTGAAGTACAACCGGCCAGTAAAAGATCTAGTCATCGTATTCGCTAATACGAGATTACCCCCAACTGTAAGAGTGTTTGTACCTGCAAACTCTCCAGTGAACCCGGTAAATGAGAGGTTCTTACAGGCTATAGATGCTCCGGTTGTAACAACAACATTTCCGCTATTTCCATCAAAATATACGTTGTCTGATGATCCAGGAGCGGCAGCTCCTGGAGTTCCTCCGCTGGTTGTTGACCACTTTAATAGAGCAACGTTATTCCATGTGTCCGTTCCGCCAACCCAGTATCTTTCTGCCATTTTTATCTAAACACTAAGTAGTCTACAGTTGCAGTTGAAGACCCGTTACTCGAATTAATTATAAAACCTGTTGTTAATTTGCCGTTAAAATATATCGTTTCATTAGCGTTACATGAGCCAATAAGTTTGTAGTTGGCATCTGTTTCAGCTGTAGCAAACGTTACAGATGTTGACGCTCCGCCACCGAAAGTTTTACTCCCAGAAAAATTATTACACTCAGTCCCAGTTCCACTAACTCCTCCAATCCAACTTAGATATGCATGTGAAAACGCAGAAGCGCCACCCAGCTTTACTCCCTCAACTGCTCTTAACTTCATCTGTCCTTTAGCCACACCCGTATTGTTCGCCAAGGTAAACCCACTCCCAACATTAGGAGACCAAAGCGTGACTGTATCGTAACTAGCATTAGTGTTTTTTAACACTAATCCTTTTATGTTATGAGTTGTAATAGGGTTAACATCTGCTCCGACAATTACTGCATCGTAGTTATTGATAGGTATACTTAATGTATTCTTCAATGAAGTAGTAACACTTGAAGCTAAGTAATTCCCGGATTTGTAAACCGGAATTTGAACCGTACTTCCTGTTCCAGCTAAATCTAGAAATGTATCTATATTCTCTCCCCGGCAATTTGTAATTCGTAAGCCGGAGGTGTGGTATGTCGCGTGAGCCGAAGTTACTTTTATTGCAGTAGATGTTGTCGGCGCTTCAAAAGCACATCTGTCTAATACAACAGCATTAGCGCCGGTCGTCGTCGATGTGCTCGGTTCAATAGAGACATGTGTATTAGATCCTGAAAATACACAGTCTTTTATGATTAATGCATTAATTGATCCCTGGGTCCTTGCTCCAAAATCACAATACCCGTCTGTCCCGGCCCAAGGCCGGACATTACAACCATCAAGTGAACACCAAAAAGACCCTGTATCCGCATCCGACACATCTTTTTGAGTAAATAAAAAAGCAGAATAGTTCGCCGGGAGGCTTCCACTAACCACTACTGTAATATTTTCTAATTTAGTGTGATTACTTCCAGAAATTTCAAATGCGTTAGTTGCTTGAGCGTTCCCACGATGGAAAATTGTAAAACCGCTAAAAAATAAATTATTTGGAGTCCAGTTTCCTTTTATTTTAAAAGCAGAGATAGCTCCGGACGTTCGAATTTCTGCGCCCTCTCCCACAACCTTCAGATTTCTTTCTCCGTTATAACCCCCGGTTATAACGGCGGTAGTACGATCAACAGTTACTTGAGAAGAAAAAAGATATTTTCCTTTAGGAAAGACTAAAACTCCGCCGAAAGGCGCAACACTTGCGAAAGCTGCATTCACTGCTGCGGACACATCAACACTAACCGAACCTGCCAGGACATCTGCGATTTCCGCAGCGATCATAAAATCAAAGACACTCAACTCTTGTCTAAACTTCACTTGCGCATTCGTTGAGACTGCTCCACCTCCAAGAGGAGTATATGTCACAGAATCAGAACTGGTAGTAGTTATAACAGAACTGAATCTATCGGTTGCATTCAACGCAGAATATACAATTGTTCCGTTTTTATTCAGAACTTTAATAGAGTAATCTGAATTAACATATAAGCGCCCTGGAGATCCAGACCGAACTGGATATCCACCAAAAGTTCTAATCGGCTGTGATGCTGGTATCGATAAATTGACGTCCCAGTACGCACTTATCGAATAAACTTGCGCATCAAGTCCAGCGGTTCCGATATAAATATATCCCGCTTCTAAAGGATTTCCGTCAATATCCGTAAAAATAGAATACGGTTGTGAAACTGACAATGCTGTCATTTTATTTTTTTCCTCTAGGAGTATTCATTAAGCTTTCAAGTCCGGATCTTTGTGTAACCGCGCGAACAGGATGGTTCATTTCAACAGATTGTTGAGTTGATGTCTGTGTTTGAGCGACTGCACTCGGCGTTGATACAGAAGGTTGTGCTTGCATAGAAGCTATGCTAGAAACTGACATCGGAGCAAGAGAGTGAGGAGCAATGAAAGAATGATAGTCGTCTGGAATGTTCGGTTCTGGTGTAGCATCATTATTAATTGCTCTCAAAATTTTACGTTCGATCGATTTGTTTTTTATGTGACCAACAATAAATCTAAGTGCGCTTAAAGCAGGCACTGGCAATCCGCCAAGCCCTCCCATCAAAGCCATCTCTCCCAAGGCCGCTGACACCGCCCAAGCGGTCCCAGAACTATTTATCAACGTGCCAGGAGGCACGGTCGTGATCCATTTTAAAACATCATTCAAATCTCTAATATGATTCGCTGTCCTCTCACCAAAAATAATATCTAGTTTTCCCTGATGATCTAACTTTCCTACAACGCGGCTCAAAGCACTAGAAGAAACAATGGGACGATTATTCTTATCCAATGCATTACTATTAGTCGATTCATCAAACATGTACTGAATCGTTGCAGCTTGTATCTCTTTCCAAGCCTGAGCGCCTTCTTCCCCGCTCGTTAATAATAAATTTTTTAGAATTCTAATGTTCTGAGGACTCTCATGCAAAATAGTTTTATTGAAAACTTCGGGAAGCGGAACACGCGCATCAGCAGTTCCTAACCTGCCAGTTTTTGCATGTACCAGATCAGCAATAATTCGGTGACTATCGAATATATTTGACTGCTCACTCCTCAGCGCTCTCGCTTGTCTAAAAAGCGGGCCGGATACCGGTTTTGTATGTGCATCAATTAGATTTTCTAGTATTATTTCTTGACGAATTTGTGTTGGTTCCATCGCATTCGCAGTTCTGCTAATCTGTTTGCGTAATGCTTCCATTCCTCCTACTGTGTTTTGCTTTAAGTCTAGATAACCAATCCCACCCGGAACCTTCCGTTCTACAGCCATTCCCATTTTTATCAAGGCTTGGCGTGCAATATCGGATATTTCACTTCCTCGCAAACCGCGGGTTTGCTCGTTTAAGTATTGAGCAAGCGATGTCGTAGTGGGGTCTCCATCTATATTAATTTCTATTTTTTTATTAGGATCGACGATGTTGTAAGCTTCTGGTGCAGCCTTGGCTGTTTTGTAAGCAGCCCTTACGCTATCCTTATGTTTTTCAAGTAGATTCTCTAAATGCTGCACTACCGCTCGTCCAGTCGTCGAAGAGTCCGCATGATATTCATCGATGGGATTCATTTTTTTAAAGTTCTCTAACGCTGCAACGTTTTGAGACTCTTTAAATCGACGAAGTTCTTCTCCGATCGGGTCTACCAACATTTTCTTTTCCCAGCCAAGCTGCACTTCGTCTCTCTGTGTCTCTCCCAAAGTCATTTTGATCGGTTCTGGAAGTCCTTCTGCTGCCCGTTTTCTGTAATCAGCAGAAGTCTCTTCAGGTCTAATTCTTCTAAAATCTAGAGATGGTTCGGCAATTGGCGGAACCGGGGATTCAGCGCGTGGAGCCTCCACAGACTCTTTCGGCACTTCCGTAGCACTCGGCGTTTCTGTAGAACGCGGTGTTTCTTCGACTACAACATCAGCACTTCCGTTTACTAAAGGATTGGGAGAAGTTGGATCTACTGGTTTTTCAGATGATATTCTCCTAGCAAATTTTACTTTAACTGGTCTTAGAGGAGGCGATCGTTCGGAAGTCTCACCCAAATCTAAATTCGCTTGAGTCGCCTTGGTCGCTTCATCGATTTCACGTAAAGCAGTTTTCTTCGCTTCTTTTCCAGCAACAGCATCTTTTGCTAACTCTGCGGTTCTATCTGCAATGTAAGCTGCCCTTCCTTCTTTTTGACTTAAGTACTCAGAAAGTTTGTCATGAACCGTAGCGACATGTTCGTTGGTTGGTTGATGTGGTCCCATCCCTAAAGCTTCATTGATTTCTTTGAGCGCAGTGTTATGTGCATCTTCTACAGTAGCGCCTTGCTCAACGAGTTCATGAGCTCTCTGAATAATATAAACCTCTCTACCGCATGCAGCCATAGATATTCCTTACAAAATCCGCTATTTTACTTTTAATTGTCGATGGGCGCGCAGCGATCTCTTCTATATTCACAGCAGCACGATGCGTTTGTTCGTTTGTCCTAGCACGATAATTATCAAATTCTTGTAAAGCCAGTGCTTCTGCTTGAGACTGGGTAAGCGTAGAGTCTGCAGATAGCATCTCTCTCGCTCGTGCACTCTCGTAAAAGTTTCTTCCGTTTTCTAAATTTGTATACTCCCCAACTGCGTTCAGAATCGGAGATACAGTAGAGCCCCTTGGCGTAGTTGGCGTAGTTGGTGTAGTTGGTGTAGTTGGTGTAGTTGGTGTAGTTGGGGCAACAGGTTCAGCAGACGGTTGTGCATTAGCGTCAGAAACAGGGGGAACTGCATTTACTGTTTGTGTAGTCGGCGCGGTCCAACCGCGTAACGTCCTATTTCGTGTTGCTTTGGCTAATGCAGATCCAACATTTCCACCGATACCCATCAGCGGTGTTAACGCTTCTCCAACGGGAGTCACATAGTTCTGAACGTATTCTTCCCCAGCTTGAGTTTGAGGTGGATACGTCATAGCACCAACTAAACCTTGATATGCTTGTTGCGCTTGGTCTACCCCCCGTTGCGTGCCGAAACTCCCATCTGCTAAAGATTTACCAACCCCGTAAGCTGCTGCAGGCGTTGCTAATATTCCTGCAAGCGTTCCACTTGCTCCTGTGAGAACCGCTTCGCCAGCCCCTATAATTTTCTGTCCTAATGTCGGCTCTGGTGGCCGTTGGGTAACTGAGTTAAGTAACTGATCGGTTGGAACATCCGTCTGTGCGCCCACAGGAACATCCACTCCGCGTATAGGAACTAAATCTTGTCTAGGCGGTAGTTTTACTAAATTATTACTTACATCAGATTCCAAATCAGCTTTTTCTGCGGATGTCATTCGGTTGTTATAATAAGCATCCGCTATTCTTTGGTCTAGTAAAACCGCAGGCGCATTTACTTTGTAATGACCGGGAATAACAATGTTTCCGGAATCGATATCTTTCTCAAAATCAGACTTTTCTTCTTGAGTCATCCTTCCAGCATTGTATGCGTCATATATTTTAGAGATAGACGCAGTTTCTTTTGATCTTGCATTTTCATATATTTGCTTACTAACAACATCAAAAGTGCTGGGCTGTTCTGATTGATTTCCGCTGAATCCAGCATTCACTCGCGCAATATAAGCGTTAGTAGCGTTTCCCCACTTCGCCCTGTCGGGGCCTCCTACATATTCACCTATCGCTGCATCTGTACTTCCGTTATTTCTCGCCAAAGAATCTCTAAGATGCAATGCAGCGACCTTGGCTGCATTGTCATCGTTCAAATACGCGTCAATTCCGTATTTTTTGAGAAAAGCAGCACGAGTACTGGGAATTATTTGATAAGGAGTCCTTGCACCTGCAGGACTTACTTGATTTGCATTAGATCGTTCCCCATAATTCACAATGCTATGCAATAAACCTTTGGGAATCCCAACAGATTCTTCAGTTTTTGCAGTAAGATTTGTCCAGTATGAATGATCATACCTGGACAAATCGTCTTCTGGAAGTTTAGCGGCCATGGCGACCATAAGAACGGGTTGAAATAGAAAACTGCTGATTACTTGCTTGTTTTTTAGAATTCGCAGCAAAATAATCGTTAACTGTTGATCCTTTTGCAACTCGCAATCCATTCACAACAATATCTTGTGTTGCAGGGCCCAACGTTCTATTTGCTGCTATCCAGTTCATTTTCGCGTTCTCTACTGCCGCATTGTTATCTTTTACAGAAGCAGCATACTCTAATGTCTTGATAATATTTTCTGGATTGCCATATAAATCAGCAAGCGGAAGAGATGCTACTCTTTGATCCGCGTCAGTTTGAGGCCCGGAGGACATATTGTCTTTAGCAAGTTTTACGTAAATTGATCGAATCTGTCCACGCAAACTTGTTATATAATCTTGATCTCCGGTTTTGTCTTTCAACCACTCTTTAATTTGAGCTTCTGTTCCTGCGCTTATTGGCTTTCCTAGTAATTCATTTCTAATCTTTTGAGCCAAAGCTCTGTAATCTTGTGCATCTTGAATATCGTCAGTCTCTGCTGACGAACTCTTATTCATCAGCGTTATAGAAGTCTCAGGAAGGTTTGTATGCTGCTGTTTGAGCTTCTCCAACTCTAGCAGAACATTAGTTTTTACTTTATCTTTTTCAAAAGCCAGAGTCGTAGCGATATTTGCTGTTTCTGCTATAGATCTCGCAGTCGCAGCTTGTGATGCTTCAATATCGGATTGAGACTTACCAATAAGTGTACCCGTTTCCACTTGAGTTTTTTCAGTTGATGCTTGAACAGCTCCAATATCAGCTCGAATTTTCTCTGCATTCGCTTGGCTGTTTAGAACGCCAGAAAAAACCTGGGTGAATTCTTTTGGATCTACTGATGCTGCCATGCTCAATGCAATACTGTTAGCGGCTTGGGACGGATTCAAGTTAATTAAACTTTTTATTGTTTGAATATGTTGTACTTGCTGAGCATCACCAGCCTTTTTCGCAGCTTGCAGCTGCGGATCGAGTAAATTATTTACTAAATCCATCCTCCCGGATTTTATTGCACTAAGTGCTTGAACAGATGTATTCATTCGTCGCTTTTGGTCATCAGAGCTCGCAGTTGTTTGAGGCCCCTTCAAATGTTCTGCCAATTCTGGATACTGAAGCATAAGATTAGTGTAGTCTTGTGCTGTTTGCACAGGTTTTTGCGCTAACAAAGCTAAATCGTTCCTCATTTGCGCAGTTCTATTTATTCCAAGTTGGCTAGCTTGAATTTCGTCTTCAGTTTTTGCATAAGTAATACCGTTCTGGACCCCTTGCAGTCCCATACTGTAGGGCTTCATTACATCAATATTGTAGTTTATCGGGTCCATTAAAACAGCCCCCCATTAGATGTGATCGGATTAGAATTCATAATGGGGTAACCAGCAATCCCATTTTGCTGGATTCCTTGTGGATTCATCATTTGATAAGCCCCGTACATACCCGCTAGTCCAGATATTGCTCCACCAAGTCCCGAGTTTGCATTTCCTTGCGCCAAAGAGTTTCCGGCTTGTGCAGCACCGATCTGATTCATTTGATTAGCATTTAGTTGGCCGGTTTGAATCCCCTGTGTTCCTAAACCAGTCGCACTATTCTGTCCCATTGCTGTCAAACCACCAAACTGAGCATACTTCTGCTGTAGCAATTGTTGTAAAAGTTGAGGACGTAAGGTCGCTAAAGCTTGTTGCGTATTTCCGCCGCGCAGGCCTCCCGTAGCTGCCGCGTTTTGTAAAATCCCATTTTCTCCTTGCTGCGTCAAAGATTGCAGTTCTGGCGACTGGCTTACTTGATTGATAAAATCTTGTTGAGCTTGATTACCATTCAAGCCCAAATAATCTTGTTGTTTTTTTAGCGCTGGAAGTCCAGCATCGATGTAAGGTTTTAGTAACTCCTGCATTTTGTCATATTGTCTACGTTGTTCTGCAATAGCAGAATTCGATGAAGATACTTGCGCAGCGGAAGCAGATGACGCTGCGCTTTTAGCGCCTTGAGAACTAATCAAGCTCCCAGCCACTACTCCGCCTGCCACAGCAACCATTCCCCAAGCCATTACACTTCTCCAATCTGAATTAAAGACTCTTCTACTACATGCTCCGACTCTATTAATTCAAGATCTTGAGTGTTGGTAGGATTCGCGTGAACATTCAAAAATGTCGTCTCTTCTAAAGCTAATGCGACACGTTTGATTCCGGGAGGCGATACACAAATATAACCCGCTCCTACGGTTTCTCTTCCAAACTCACTGATTACTTCTGCGAGTCCTTGGAGGACAATAAATACAGTTGAATATTTATGAATCTTACCAACGATTAGCATTCCAGCCGGAACTGTCAACTGTCTCACATAAACCCCTGGGGCGAACCAATGGTTTGGTTCTGGAAGCTCGCATTGCAATGGAATCATTGCTGCCTGCAAGTCCATAATTTGTTTTTTTGTCGGCGCGGGTAAAACAATATCTGTAGTCATTATGTAATCTCGATTCCGGAGCATGCGATCGTAAGTGCGCTGGCAGCGCTGGCTATTGTAGAGATAAACCAGCCACTTTCAAGAACATGACCAGACAGTTCCGGGCAAGTGTGCGTTTCACTCGGTGCAATCGCCTTCTCTTTTAAAATAAGATTTGAACTTGCGGGGGATCCACCACTTGCTACTAAATTTACACTCAACGTAGCGTTTGATGCGCTTTGATTTGTAACCGTGAATTTATCAATTCTTGCTTTGCAATTAGTCGCAGTATACTGCGTTACTTGAGAGTTTTCTGCGAGCTTTGCAGTAATTAATAGTTTTAGAGTAAAGGACATATCATCCCACGTTTATCAGAAAAGCCGGAGTAACCACTGTACCAACAGTCGTTCCTGGCACATCATAAGTTTTTAGATAAATCGTCGCTTCTCCCCACGCGTACATTCTTTTACACAATCGTTTGTGGTTCATTACGATTTTTAGCGTCTGTTTTGTTGTATTGGTTAATAAAAAGTCTTGCCCAGTGAATTTATTAATCGACCACGTCGATCCTCTGTCGAAAGAAATTTCTTCATAAAAATAAAAGTGTTTGTTCGCTGAGGATGGCTCTGTATTAAATTGAAAAACAGTTTCACATTCTTTGTTCAGTGTGTACTCAAACACACCCGAACTTTGATCATAAGTAACACCTGTTTGAGCCAACACTGTGAGTGTTGGCTTAAACAGCGTTGGAGTTGTAGGAAGAGTAATACTGACAGTATCATCAATAGCATTTAGATAATTACGTGGAGTCTCCACAGCATTTCTCGGAAACAAAATACCAATACTTCTTAATATATCGTCAAATTCATGATTTATATTATTTATGATTTGTAGTTCGCCTAGTCTTTTTTCTAATGAACTTATGCGAGAATTAATACTAGAAGAGTCAAGCAAAGCAGTGAGTATGTCGGAGGGTATATCAGTATTAACTCGACTGATTAACTGCTCAAGCGCAATCAGCGCTCTTGGATTCAGCGCTATCTTAGATAGTTGATCACGTGTAAGCGCTCTTGGGTCATTAGACATAAAGCGGCTCTACGAGGGCTTCTAAGCGAGCTACAACAATTCTTGAATCACTAGTACCTACGAACTTTTGAATACGCATATGTCGGAACTGTCCTTGCCTCAGCCAATTCAGTCTTTTTAATGGCTCTCCGATCCTTCCTACGCTTCGAAATTGAGGACGACTCCATTGCTTTCCGTCGAGAGAGTATGAAGTAGAAATCTGTGGATCTGTTCCACACGCTGTAGAACCAGTCATTGCTACTAACTCTAAACTATGAATAATTGCGCCGTGGCACTCATTATAGAGAATCTGAGTGCTAAACTCCCAACCAACCATCTCACTCCAATGATTTCCTGTTTCGTTAGTGAGCTTTCCGTAGCGCGGAGATATCGTATCTGCGCACAACCATTCATTGTAGCAGTACACAAAGTCTTTGGCTCGATACTGTGAACTCCCAGTCAACCCGGACCCAAGCTCAAACCACACCGGTTCTGATACAAACTTCGCCGCTGAATGGTCGTAGACCAAAGTACGGTCTGGTAAGCGCACATAGAGTAACTCTTGGGAGTCAACGATGCGAACTTCCATTTTTGTCTTAGATAATTGCGCGTCCGAATATGTTGAAAGAAGTTGATCAATTTCTCGAGTTGCAATCTTTGCTGATTGTCCATTATTTCCGACATAAATAGATGTTGCTTCATTTTTACCAGAACCCATCCACGCAAGATTCTCTTGGAAGACTGCGCATGCACGAGTTCCTATGCATCCTCTTTGAATAAACGCCCCTGCAACTCTCTGAAACGGAAATATGTTTCCGCCCACGTTTTGAAAAACTTCAATCGTATATCTATTTAACGCATAAATTTCATTTCTTAATTTTAAAATTGCAATGATATTATCAGGATCTGCTTCTGAGGACCCGTATTTAAACGGAGAAATACTATAAGGATTATTCAACTCTGTAACAACTAAACTAGTACCGTCAGTAAAGAGAAAGTATCCGTCTACCCAGACAAAATCAATAATATTTCCCAAAAGTGAACTTGTTACTTCAGTTAATCCAGATCCATTAAAATAATATAAATGTTCAGAGCACTGAATAGCAAGACGATCAAAACTATAATCAAATCGAACATCATCATCTCCCAGGATGGTCCCGTGCTTTGTACATATTCCTTTCGAATCTATGCTGCATAAGGTCTGTCCCATTACTCGATAGCATTTATCATTCCATCTAATTCCGCCGCGGCTTAAACCGGGGCCAACACCGGTTTCAACAATACCATCCGCAAGGCGTAAGTATCCTTTAGATACCCCCAGATCTTTAACAACAGGAATCATGTTGCGAGGATACGCAGTTCTAAACTCGGTACTATTACTATAAATTCCGGTGATAATTGGTATCTGCATTAGCTAATCCTATACCAAGAGGCAGTGTTTACATAGAATCGAAATTTCAAGAAATCATCAGCACCAAGCGAAGTCGGAGCACCAAAAATCGCAGTCGCCCCGTTGGGATTTATAGAAAATGTAGATATCTGTTGAGTAGTGCTAAGCATTAACTCTTGTCCGTCGGTGCAGTTAGTAACGCTTGGCAGTGTTACAGAGTAAGATGCGACTCCCCCACTTGGTTGAATAATCAACCAAGTGGGGTTTCCATTATCTATAATTTGCGTAGTCACTCCGGCGCTCGGAGTGACGAACTGTTGCTGCCAGGTCACACTACTGTATGATGTTTTTAGAAAGTTGATAAAGCTGGCAAGACTCGCTTTTACTGTATCTCCGTTACTTTGACTGTAAATAATCAAATAGTCTCCAAGTGCTAGACTATTCGTTGTATTCAACTGAGGAATGCTTGTTGACATACTGCTCCTTTTTTAAAAGAAATCGAGTGTCGAGTCTCCACTGGTTTGGATTTCTTTGGGTAACTTATTCGTGAAACTCGTGCTCCACGTTCGCCACGGCTTTGTTCCAGCGCCTTTAGGCATGAATTCCGGTAAATTCATTGTTAGATCATCGCCTTGGAGGCCCGTTAATAGATTAGAAAAAGAGAGATCCGCAATCATTTTAGTTTCTACAGAGACCGTTTTTCCATAACTCGGAGCCAATCTGATTGCTAAATTAGTTACTATTGCTTCTGCGCAAAAACCAGGAACTCCACTATCTATGTCTAGCTCAGATTGGTCTGGGCTACTAGCCATCGGATAATTAATTCTAATTCCATTTGTAGCCCAGACAGCAATCATCGAGTCAAGGCGACGAAGAGCAGATTGAAACTGATCGGTTGTCATATCGAATACATATGACGCTAGTCCCAATTCTTCTAACGCTGCACTAATTATTTCTCTCTTCGTCCAAGACATTAAGCTAACCTGTAAGAAGTAAACGTAGATGCTGCAGTGCGTCGAGTTCTAAATCGACCAGAAGTATTTGCTGTAACCGCCGCTCCGCCAACAAGCAAGTGTCCAGTATCTGTAGCGACATTAAATGGAAGCGATCCGGTGTTGATTACTGCAAATTCTATACTGTCGTTTGTATTCCAATATGTAGCGAGATCGAGAGTAGCACCTGCTACTAACGTAGCAGTCACAGTACTCGCAGTACTACTCGTAACAATACCTCCGAGAATCATAGCAGCAGTTACAGTTCCTGTAGCATCAAGTGCTACAGGAGTTGCTTGTGTTCTCAGTGCGATACTTTCTTTGATGACCGGCCCTACACCTATTTCATAAAGTACTCTTTCTACTCCAGCGTTAATTATGAAGCTAGTGTCAGCAGTAGTTGCTGCACTAGTGTAAGATGACGCTGTAAACTCTGTGACTAAAGAAGTTCGGTTTGGGATATCTGGGAAACCGACAACTTTAGACAAAGTACAGAGTCCTGCACTTTGTACTACTATTTTATAACCAGATGGAACAACAACAGTAATTGTTCCATTGGGATAACAAACCCCTTTTGATGCTGCCATGAATTTATCCTCAGCTTTGGCCGAATAAAATTATGCCGGTATGTTCTGGTTGCTTATTAACAATACCAAACAAACAATCGATTCTATAGTATGTCTTGTGATTAAATACAGAAGTTTGCTTAGAAAAGACAAAGTCCAATCCTTTTCCAGCTTTCGCTGCAGCATGTATCACTAACATACCAGAGTCTCCAGATGGATTCATTCTACCCGGAATAATTTCGATAGCATCCTTCTTCCAAAAGGGGTTTATCGGAGCTGCTGTGGTATTCAAGAATACAATCGCAGACGTACTCGCCGTAGTATTCACTACGCAATTCTGATATTGCAATTCAGCATCAGTAAGTCCTTGTCCCGAAATGATGGGAGGACTAATTTGTAAAGTTGTAGAACTCGGAACAGAAATCACTCGAAACGTTTTTAGTTGACCAGTATCCGTTTTAGTGATGTGATGAACACTATTAACTGCAGCAATTGTAAAGCAATCGCCAGCTACGACTGAAGTCGTAGAAGAGATCGTAATTACTTGATATCGGTTATCTACATTACTCCGCTCACCCGTGCTCGCAGTACGAGTGGCTACAGGAGTGTAGTAGTTAGCACCAGCTGCTCTCGTGTCTATCGTCAGTCCAGTTCCACCCGCAGCCGCGATACGATTAGCATAGTCTAACTTAATTGTCTCGAAACTTGCCACCCGTCCTACATACGCCTTTTCATATGCCGTGTCTGTTTTAGTATTTCCGAAACTGCGAGACAAGGCAGATAAATTATTCGCCATTCCATTGTAGTCGCGAGTGCTCATCGCGAGAAAACGATCACCATAGTCGATCCCGTTTTCATTAAAAATCGATTCGCACTGTGCAACGTCATCAAACCCTGCAGCGGCAGTTGTACGCTTCACTACTAGTGTCGACTGATTACAGACAACATTCATTATTGCTTTATTAATATCAGACTCCAGTTTCTTTCTCGCTGCATTCATCAAGCGAGTTTCCTGGAGCATATCACGCAATTCCATTCCATCCATCACAAAAGATGCGTTCGCAAAATTTGAAATAGTGGCAGGAACTGTTAATTGTGTATAATTTTTAAAGTTCCCGGTCTGATCTAGCCCACTAGAATTAGATTGTGCAATATATTCTACTGGTCGATTTATAACATCACCGCTCCTCGCCATTAAGGTCTGATTTGTAGAAAAAGAAGATACTGTGTCTATTAATACAAGTTGATCGTAAAAACCATCAACAACATCTTCAAACATTACAATATCTTGTTTACTAAAACTGTTCGCCATTTTTACACCCTAGATTTATTTTTCATCTCTGTTTTGTAAGAGATTACTTTAGTTAAGTCGCCGGACGCCATAGCTTCTTTTCGAAGTTTTTCAAGCGTCGCATTCTCACTGAATTGACCAGATCCTTTGGGGACCGAGCTATCCGGTTGTGGTACGTTTTTCTTTGTTACTTTCACTTGAGATTCCCACCTAACAAGTGCGGCATTAAAACGAATCGGATTAGAGATAGCAGCAAGTTCTTTTATTTTTTCCGGATTTTTGCCGAGCGCATAAACTAGAACTGCGGAATTGTCGGAAGCTTCGAGAAGAATCCCTTGTTGCGTTTTAGATAAACCAGATACTACCGCCGCTTCAGCTTCTTCAAAGTCTTGGAGCCGCATCCTGCTCTTTGACTTTTGATAAGTGTCCAGGCGTGATTGCCATTCCCTTTGAACATTCTCTTTTTCTAAAGCAGCTTTGGACTCTCGTTCATCAAACTCGCGTTTTTTAGCAAACCAGACTTGCAGGTCATTCTCGTATCGATCAGTCTCGTAATCACAAGATTGAAGTGTCGGCTTGTCGCCAAGTGTTCGAATGACTTGAGCAGGCTCGGCAGCCTTTGCTTTCTCTTCAAGCTCACGATTTCTTTTCGTTAGTTCTCTGTGTTCTTTTCGAAGATTTTTAACCCAAGGCGCTTCCTCAACACTGTCTTCTTTATTAACAACAGTGTCTCCGACGCTGATCTCAATCTCTTCTTCAATAGCTTCTTCAACTGAAGCCTCGGAAGTGTTTTCATCTGTTTGTGCTTGGACTACGTTCTCTTCAATCTCAGTTTTCATTTTCATCTCTCAATCATTGTGTTGTTTTGGGTTGATTGGTCACCCAAGCCAGGTTTTTGTGAAGAAACATTAAGCGGTGGCTGTAAACTCGCTTCGTTTCCAAGTTGTTCAACTAACGCAATCAATATTGCGCGTTCTTTTAAGTCAATACCTGCAAGTGTTGCTGCTGCTTTAGCTTCCGACTCTTTTTCTCTCATCGCATTCAATGAAGATTCCGACTTAGATTTCTCTGCTTGTGCCTGAGCTTGTAATGCCGATGCTTTCAGAAATTCTGTGTTTGCGTCCGGAGGAGTGCCTTGCAACTCTTCTTGCATCTCTTTTTGTTCGTCATTCGTCGGCTTTACAACACCAATTTTTATTAGCTTTCTTCTGAAATAGTCACGAATATCACTGATCCCTTCTGCCTCAAGATTCATCATAATACTTGATGCGAGAACTTGTTGAGTTTCAGAATCAGTAATCATTCCCAACATTTTTTGAAAATTATCTACAATTGATTGTTTTTTGCTTGTAGTGCTTGGACCAACGCTCACTGCTACATCTAAGTTAGCTCGCGATAAATCGTTTGTGATTTCAAATGATCCATTCGTCAAAACTGGACTCATCAGTTCAACTAACTGAGATTCGCCCTGTTCCCCATATCCTCGAATCTTCCTACCCTTTTCTGTAAAAATTTCTTTGGCAATCGACAGCCAGATCTCTCCGCAGCGTTTTACTGCCTTGGCCATATTCGATACGTAAACATAAGTCTGCATATCGACTTTTGTTTGAACTAACTCGATAGCCTTTCCAGACACATTTGAAAGAATCTGCTCAGCGGCTTGAGGATTACCAAGCACATCTTTCATATCTATATCTGTAACTTGTAGAAGAGTTGCGACAGCTGGAGGAATCTGTGGAACACGCGTAAAAGCGACGGGGCCTACCACCGCAGGATTTCCATTTTGATCAGTCAGCTGATTTACTAGCATGACAGAGTAGTCCTGTATGTTTTGATCGTTCCACATGTTCTGATGACCAGCAATTTGCTCTTTCGTGAAGATCGGTTTTTCTAGGCTAGACAGAGCAGCATATTCTGCAATTTTTGATAACTGCATGTTTCTGATGCGCTGGCTATCTTTAGCTAATCTCACATGACCCATACATCTTTCAACGTTGTCTACAAACCAGCGCTTTCCGTAAACCGGAACAATCGGAATATGACTCCCTGCTATTTGACCGCAGTCTTCTAAGATTTTATTCGCGCTAAGAATGTATTTGTGAACTTTCTTTTGAGTGACTTTCTTGCGTCTAATCTCGTTGTATCCCAAAGATTTTAAGTCCGCCTCTAATTGATCATCTTCATTTAGTTCATCATCCCAGACTTTCTTCTCTGTGCCGTCAGCTAGCTGGTAGACATGAAGCGTAGTTTTTCTTTCTTCTACAGTGTAGTACTCGCAAACGTAAACAACATCTGGAGTGAGCCAATCGTAATATTTTGTGTAAAAAATCTTGGGCCAAGAGGCAGCATCATCGTCATACTGTTCTTTGTACGCATCTCGCGTTAAAGAGTGAATAATGAAAGCATACTTAGCGTCGCTTTTATCTTGTCGCTTAGCATCAAGATCAAAGAATACGCTGATATCAGCGTCAAAAATCGGCTCTATACAAATGCGTTGGTCTTCGCTCTCTCCTTCGTCTGTTTCATATTCTGTTCTTATGCGCCAAGCCCCAAACCCGCCAAGGACAGCTTCTTCAAAAGCATTGTCATAAGCTTCTTCAGATACGCTCTCTTGTTCAGTCGCACGATAAAGCATTGCACAAGTGTCTGCTAGATCTTTGTTTTGCGCATCATCTTTACTTATAAATTTTACTGATATACGATTATTTTTATATTCCGAAATAATTCGATTAACTGCCTGATAGATTTTATTTACTTCGAACTTCGGCTTATTCTGAAATTGTATTCCAAGAGGGCCCTCCCATTGAGCTCCCGCTATAGTCGCGAAGCGGCGATCTTGGACGCACTGAAGTCGTTCATCTCTCAATGCCGATTGAGTTTTTGTGAATCTTTTTAAAGCTAGCTCGTGGACCTCATCCAAGTCTTTCATTTAGAATTCCAGAAGTTTGTACTACCTTTTATTTCAAAATCCGTTTTTTGGACATTTACACGAATCGGAAATTCGTATTCAATCATATAACCAACTGCAGTAGTTACATGTTGCCAATTGCTTTCTTCTTCTATAAAACTACTACCTTTTTTCAATTGAACAATCGAAAAAGCTTCATGGATGAATCCTGCATTTTTAGGATTTACAAACAGAGTTCTTACATTATCAGCACTCAGTATCTTAGCCCGAACCGCGTTTTGTCGATCTCTGATCGCCGGCGCGGCTGCTTTGACGCGTCTTTCAACCGACCATCCCGCACTTCTTAAAGCTTTTTCTATTTCAATATAATTTGAACTCTGTCCATGCTTTTCGCCAGCCTTCCCGGCGGGGTCGCCATAGATTTTTACTTTCTTATTTTCGTGATTCTTATATCGATCGATAAACTCTTGTGCGGCTTGAAGTGCTACTGCACTCTGCAATATGATCTCATCTACTACAATAATAGACTGTCCTCTGCGTACGCAGATAGCAGAGGAGAGCGGAGAATAATTGAAGTCATGCGTCCAAAGAATTTCGTCGTGAGGACGTAGCAGTTCGTTTGATATGTTTAAGTGAGAGTAATCTTCGTAGATCTTTCCCGAAGCGGTCTCAAAGCTCGCTTCGTACTCTTGCTTAAACTGCTTAGCAGACATGCGCGCACGAGCAGCATCAATGATCTCTGGAGGAAGTATTTCTGCAGACTTCCACGTATAAATTTTCCAATCATCACTCTTATTACTACGCGCATACTCTGCTAATTTATAGAAGTGATTGAGCCCGTCTGGAACTCCGATCAGCCAACACCAAGCCTTGTTTTTAAGAGCGGGATGATAAGTATCGAGGGCAGGAGCTATATGAGCTTCAAAAGCATCATCTTTGATGTCTGCAACTTCGTCTACTATTCCACCTGCCCATGCAATTCCCTCAATGCGTTGCGGCTTATCTAATCCTACAAGCGTAATGCTGGAGCCATTAGGCAGCGCTATCTTCAGCTCAGTTTCCGATATTGCGTTATCTCGAAACAAAGTACTAAGCGTAAGCTCTTTTATATCTTTCCAGTAAATATTTTTTACTTGTTGCCGAGTTGGAGCAGCAAAGAAGTAATCGCCGGGAACGTCAAATGCTTTTTTTACTAAAAATCTTTTAGCTCTTTCAGTCTTACCGCTCCGCCTGCCCGCAGGCACTACTTTGAATCTCACATCATCTGTTATGAGTGAGATCTGAGTTGGGTGTGGCGTAAGTGGATACCAACGCTCACACGCTTTCTCGTAAAGTTTAGAGGTCATCCCGGTAGCTTTTGAGAAAGTATTTTAAGAATATCTACAATAGACTCTTCCGTTTTACTTACGTCTTTAGACAGAAGTTTTGGAGCGAAAAATGGAGCAGCGTATTTTGCTGCGTCCATCCTTGTTCTGAAATTCGGATAAACTGTTATCTCTTTCACCTTCCCCGTTTCTTTGTTTTT